TGTCGTTTAAAATACGCCGACCATTCTTCCATGTGCCGTCCGTCACGGTAGGGTGGTACTTGCTCTGGTAAATGCCGTCCTTGCCTTGCATCTGAAACAACACATGGCTCTTTAACTTGCGCTTCAAATCACGCCGCGCCAAAAATGCCTCAACCTCCATGTTGCACCACAGTTCCAAATCCATGGGCAAACCCTCAGCAAACAAAGCACACGGCTCAAGATTAGGCATCGCCTCACAATGAGCCTGAACCTCTTTAAACACACGGTAAAAAGATGTCCGCTTGCCAGCCTTCCCAAACTCAGACTTGTCATGAATGTAAATACGGTGACATCCACCATGACCATCGTTGCTGACCTCAGCAAAGACCTTGCCATCTACCCAAAGATTAGCAGTGAAGCACAATGTCTCCTCAGACATCCACTCAGTGTACTTAATAGATTTCAATTCCAAATTCATGACAAGCACTCCAAATCAAAACGGTTGCGGACGTTCTCTAAATTCCTCTGCATAACCTCAGAGTGATTGACGGCATCTAATGTATCGTCTTCCACGCCATAACGAACGTCACAATCCCACTCGTCATGGACATCCTGTAAAGCAGAAAACAACGACAACTGATCACGGGTCAATGCTTTCAAACCCAAGGACCGCGCAACAACGTCACGAACCAAATCACCACGGTTGCCATCAGCAATGCCAATGTTCTCAATCGCTGAAGTGTAATGCTCATCAGTGATAAAAACACCAACAGCACACATGCCGCCCTTACCATCACGATACGCGCAAGAACGGTTCCGCATACACGGTCCATCCATCGCGGATAAATGCTCAGATGCCTTGTTAAAAATATCTTGGAGTTTCATCTTCTATCTTCCTCTCTACTACTAGTCGAAGCATCATGCCTCACGAATCAAGTTAGACGCACCACGGCCCGATGTCAAAATGTTTCTGTAGTGACACTATAGGGGGTAGCTAGAGATTTTAAAACTTTTTGAACTGAAAATTATTGGGATTTGGTGTCACGAGTGTCACGAGTATACTAAAGATGAAATATTATTAAGCCCAGACAATGGGTTACACGTATAGTACATCGTGACACGTATACTTTCGGTAGTGTCACGACACTGTCACGAGTGTCACGAGTTTACCAGTTGCCTCGTACTGCCCTCTCCTAGATTTTTGGGTCCAACCCGTCTCAATTCCTCTGGAGAAAACCCTATATGGAAACTTGCTGTAACGCGCAGCGACACCTATAATACCTGTAAACACTGAGGATTTTGCTATGGCATCGCTGAAAAAGAAGATCGAGAAAGCACACTCCAGAACGCTGACGCCCCGCCAGATGACCTTTGCACGGCACATTGTGGAAGGCATCTACTCCAATGCTGAGGCCGCTCGGAAAGCAGGTTACTCTAAGGATGTGGCAAACGTGTCGGCATCAAAACTGCTGAACGGGCGCGACTATCCCCATGTGCTAGAATATGTACAAGAGATGCGCGATGAAAGAGAACGCCGCTATGGGGTGTCAACCATAGGACAACTGCAACGCCTACACCAGCTATCCGAGGGGGCTGAAGAGGCAGGCCAATTCTCTGCCGCGATCAATGCTGAAAAGATACGGTCGGCACTTGGGGGTCTGACTGTAGACAGACGGGAACAAACACACACTATCGACACCATGTCCCGCGATGAAATAGTCGGGCGTCTGTCCGATCTCCAGAAGAAATTTCCACAGGCGTTTGTGATAGACGCTGAGTTCAAGGATGTGACGGATGTCGAAGGGACCAGAGGCGAACTTTTGGAACACGATAAGGCAGAACTTGCCGCCAAAGTCATCAGCGACACGGATTGAGAACGTACACGGCGGGGGAGTTCCCGATGTACATGTAATCTGGGATGGATTACCCTTCTGGATTGAATTGAAGGTAGCTAAGTCTAACGCAGTCGGCCTCCGATCCCATCAAGTCGCGTGGAATATGCAGTATTGGTCCCGTGGTGGCGCGTGTTTCTTCTTGGTCAAGGCCCATGGACCCCGTACAATTCATTTGTTTGACGGGGATCAAGGCCCATGCCTCATGGAAAAGGGTCTGCGATGCGGGGTTGGACAGGTTTTCGGGGACGTTGGTGCCGTGTTCACGGCCCTGCGCCCCCGCTTGCTTAATCATTACTCAAATGTCTGCGCCCCTGCGCCCTAGTTTCTGCGCCCCTGCACCAAGGTTCGGGCTCCGCATGTCTGCGCCCCCGCTAGCCGGTTAACATTTAGGGTATGTTTGTTAACCTTTCCGGATCTCGGCGCCCTGCGCCCCCGATCGAGGTGGCCGGCCAACCGGTTCTGCGCCCTGCGCCCTCGCTCCAATGTGTGTGTGTAAAAAAAATTAGGGCGCCGCCAGGGAAATCCCCAGCGCCGCCCTATGTGTCGTTATAAATCCCCCGACCGTACAAAGTGCCAATTACCTTGATAGCAGAATACATCCCATTTACCCTGCTGTAGTGTCGCAGCATAGGGGCTGCGCCCTTGATCCTCATAGATTACCTTGTTCATTTCTGTCTGGTAAGGGTCATAGCAATCAGACCAGCAAATCCGCGCTTGTCTGGGCCCGACTATCAAACGTTGTTGGAATGCATTGCTACGTGCATCCATAATGGAATGTATCAACTCTGCGTCCTCGGACGTTTGAACAAGATTAAGATATATGTAAACGTTAAAGCCCCCGTCTGAGCTGATGTCGTTTGCCATGGTGAAAATTGTATCCCCTGCCTCAATGGCAAGGGACGCGATATCGCAAGAGATCTCCGCGCTAATCATGACGGGAATTTATCTTGCATCATTTTGCCAATGAGACGGGCTTGTTTCATGACATCCATTTTTGGATGTCTCATCTCAACAATGGTTCGACACTTGTTCCAATATGTGTCCTGAGTCCAGAAGTCTGGATTTGCGTCGACCTCTTTTTGGATCTGGTCTGCTAGATTTCGTGCTGCTGTATAGTCCATTTGATTTCCTATCTACTAGTGCGGGGGCACAATGCCCCCGCGTTGATTGTGCCACTAGTGTTGAACAATGGCAATTGATTTTGAGGTCTTCGTGCTATTGCCCCCGCATAATTTGCAAGCATTGCATTGAACGCGCCGGCCGGCCTCTTTACTTGCGGGGCAAAGGATCTCTTTGCCTTTCACAACATCGCCTATGTCAGTAATGACTCGGAAGGTTCGCGCCCCAGTGTTCCAGAACGCAACCGCTTGCGCTTCAGTATCTGCGCTTTGCATCGCGATATCTGGACGAAATCCTGACTGGTGAGTATAGGCTAAATGAGACTCGCAACCGGTTAATAGTTGATCCCATACCCAAGACGGTATAGCGGCAGGATCTCCGTAGGTGCCAAGTCTAACAACGCGGCCGGCACCTAGTGCTACGCGGTCCGCCTTAGTGTTTGCCATGGGATAAGTCCCCCGCAATAATGCCTTGTAAACTATAGTAGGCCCCTGCCCGAGGTTAACATAACAGTCACGTTTGACCGCTTGTTTGCGTACCGGATCCGTTGTTGGTGTCCCCCTGAATTTACAGTCCCCGCATATGCTGAAATCTGCGCCCGTTTTGCTTGCGTCTAACGGGGATATATCAGACCGGATTATATAGGTCTGTAATACCTTGCCAGTTTTTATATTGCGGTCGCTATAGGTCGCGATAGCAACAACTGGCTTACCATCCAATAGGCTTTGCCCCTTGTATATGATACCGGATTTCATGAGTCGGTTTCCTCTCTCTCTGGTTAACGTAGGTTTATTCTATAGCATAGGTCGCGCAGCGCAACATATTTATAGGTCTATATCGGGAATAATAAACCGGTACCGACATCGAGCCCCCGCGATTCCAGGGCGCCGGTCCTGCGCCCCTGCTAGCCGATCGATCGCTTGCAGATCCTGCGCCCCTGCTAGCCGGTCGGTCGCTTGCAGATCCTGCACCCCTGCGCCCCTGCGCCCTGCGCCCTGCGCGTTCGCCGTTAGACGGCCGGCCGCGCAGTTCCAGGTCTCCCTTGGGGTTGGACGGCCGGCCGAAACCTGCGGATCACCGGCATGGGGTGGCCGGCCAACGCGGCACAAAAAAAAGGGCCCCGCAGGGCCCTTGATCCTAGGTATAGTGTTCTAGCCAATCTGTATCGGCTAAGATTAACTCTGAATTGTCGCGTATGTCTTTTGCATAACCATCACCTAGTTCAAAGCCCATTGACCAAGGGCCCTTGGTGGCAAGATACCATCTAGCGTATACGTCTTTCGATTCAGTACTAGGCTGCTTGTATGTTTTCAATACGCGATACTCAAATGGCCCTTGCTTATAGATAGCGTATGGCTTGGCTTGGTCGCGTGTCTTTCCAAATGGATTAGGCATTGTATTTCCTTTTTTCTGGTTGAGTTGGTGACTCCAGTTCTTTCGAACCGTGTCACCATGGTGATTATTTTGTATCAGTATTGTAGGGTATTGTCACCGGAATATTCCAGATATGAACGATAGCGTTTCCGTTCTTATCAACGTTACCTTGCCAGTATTCCATGGCAAGGTCGCGCTTCAATCTTTCCAATAGCAGTGATTGAAAGAGATCCTGCATTATGAGTCGATCTTATCAACGGCCGCTTCGATCTTCGCATTTACCGGATCGTCAGCATATCCGCTGGTGTAATCTCTTTCCATACGCTCTAAACGCCTATGTAAGCGTTTCTTAATCTCATGGTGCGTTACACTTGGTAAGTGTATTGCCTCTAGACCACTAAGTAACATTTGAACTTCGATATATTCTAACTTGATACGCATTGTATTTCCTCTTTCTGGTTTCATATCGGATTGATATGTGAATGCCCCTCAATCAAGAGGGGCACGTCATATCTTGCCTAGCCAAGATCTATCCATACTTTGGTTGTCTTATTGCGTAGTGTAAAGTTCTTATCAAAGAACTTGCCAACACCTCTATACTCTAGAGCCGTTAAGTACGCGGGGCGCTCACCGCCTTGCTTAGGATTGGTCGTTAGACCGATATCGCGATAAGAGTCTTTTGCAGGGGCAAGCTCTACATCGCTAGGGGCTTTGGTTACTATCAAGAGACCAGCTTCAACAGCTTCCTTTTCCAGCTTGGCAACTTGCGCCTTGATACCTTTAGCTTGCGCTTCAAGGTCCGCTATCTGGCCGCGTGTTACTTGCGCCACACTGACTGTCTCTAGAGTCTTTGTTAGGTTTGACATTTGTTTTTCCTATCTACTGATTGAACGACTCACCGCCTATCGGTGCGTCTAAATAAATTTAGATAGCAAACGAATCGCGGTGTCAATACATAATCGGCCTATATCGGACCATATAGATAATAAAATACACCATATGACGCGCCGTGACACGCTATGGCGGCGCATGCCTAGGGGTTACTGGCCGCGATGCCATGGGAATCGGGAGCGATACGCCGCACCCATACCCCCCTAAACTGGGGCTATGCTCGACGTATCGGCCTAGTATAGTAGGTCCGGTAAAATCATTCCGGTGTTTTTCCGTT